GACTTTGTTTTAAACACCGTAGATATCGTACAAGACCCATCTGCACCATCAGCTTTCGTTAATGGTATTATGGAAGGTGTAGAGTGGATTTGGAATAACGGTGTCTTGGAAGCCCAAGAACTTGAAAGAATTGAGACTGAAATTAATAATGCTTCTAGATCTGACCGTTCTGCGGTTGAGATTCGGGAGTTTAAAAATTTCCTCTCTAAGATTAATCTTTAATAGGAGATAAAAATGTCCGAACAAGAAATGTATGAAGACATTGAATCTGTTGAAGAGATTATTGAGGAAGAAACTTCCGAAGAATCTGTAGAAGCAGAAGTAGATGCTGATGAAGTATCCGAAGCAAAAGCACCTGCAGCTAAAGGTAAAGCTGCTGCACCTGAAGTAGATGGTGCAAAGGCTGCTGCTGATGATGCTGCTAAGATTAAAGCATCTGCTCCATCAAAAGCTAAAGTACCAGGCGGTGAGGCACAAAAGGGTGACCAAGTTGCTGACAAAATTCCTGGAACCAAAGCTGGTATGATCAACGCAATGTATAACGAAATGTCCAAAATGAAAAAGGCTAGCCTGACAGCTTCCTACGGCAAAATCATGTCTTCCATGAAAGCTGAAGGATTTGAAGCTTATGAGGAAGATGATGCTCCAGCTCTCCATGAGAAGGCTGAAGCAGTACAAGCTGATTTCTCTGCAGACATGGATGCTTTGGTTGAATCCGAAGCTACTCTGTCTGAAGGATTTAAGGACAAGGCTGCAGTTATTTTTGAAGCTGCAATTAAGTCTAAAGTTTCTGAAGAAGTTGCAAAAATTGAATCTGAACTTCAAGAAGAATTTGATGAAGAACTGAAGACTACTCGGGAAGAAATGATCGAGCAGATTGACGGTTACATGAACTACGTTGTAGAAAAGTTCATGGAAGAGAACAAGTTGGCAATCGAGAATGGTATTCGTACCGAAATCGCTGAAGACTTTATGAGCAAGTTGAAGGATCTCTTTACTGAGTCCTACATCGATGTTCCCGAGTCTAAGATTGACTTGGTTGACGAACTCTCTGAACAGGTTCGTGATCTTGAAGAAAGACTTAACGAAACCACTGAAACTGCTATTGAGCAAAGCAAAGTTATGGAAATGCTGCAGCGTGATGCTATCATCCGTGAACATTCCCGTGACCTGGCAGAAACTCAAGTAGAGAAGTTGAAGTCCCTGGCTGAAGATCTGGATTTCGAAGACGAGGAAACTTTTGCACAAAAAGTATCCACAGTCAAAGAATCTTACTTCACCAAGAAAAAAGTAACAGTTGCAGAAGAAATGGTAGAGGATGATGCCGAAGAACAAGAAGTTACAGGCATGATGGCTCGCTATGTTTCCGCAATTAAAAGAACTACACAACAATAATTTAAGGAAGGTGTGTTAGAAATGCAAACTCCCGTATCTTACGATAAACTCGTACAAAAGTGGGCTCCAGTTCTTAATGAAGAAACTGCTGGTCCTATTACCGATCACTACCGCAAGCAGGTAACTGCTGCTATTCTCGAAAACCAAGAGCGTGCAATGATGGAAGAATCTTCTTTCGGTCAGTTCCGCACTCTTAATGAAGATGCTCCAGCTAACCAAACTGGTACTGGTGTTGACAACTTCGATCCAGTACTGATTTCTCTGGTTCGCCGTGCTATGCCAAATCTGATGGCTTACGACATTTGTGGTGTACAGCCAATGACTGGTCCTACTGGCCTCATCTTTGCGATGAAGTCTCGTTACACCACTCAGGGTGGCACTGAAGCACTCGGCACCGCTGAGCCAAATGCTGGCTTCTCTGGTGACGGCACCGCATTCGGCTCTGGTGGTCCTTCCGGTCTCGGTGACGGCGCTGGCGATTCTGCAGACGGTATGGTCGATGACCGTGACTCTGCTGAATTCGGTAAGGGTATGTCCACTGCAACTGGTGAAGCTCTGGGCGACTCTGCTAGTAACCCATTTGCAGAGATGGCTTTCTCCATCGAAAAGCAGACGGTTACTGCTAAGACTCGTGCGCTGAAAGCTGAGTACACCATGGAACTGGCACAAGATCTGAAAGCCATCCACGGTCTCGACGCTGAAACCGAACTGGCTAACATTCTGTCCGCAGAAATCTTGGCTGAAATCAACCGTGAAGTTGTTCGCTCGATTAACTCCCAAGCTAAGTTGGGTGCTTCCACTTCTCAGACAACCACTAACGGTATCTTTGACCTTGATGCAGACGCTGACGGTCGTTGGTCTGTTGAAAAGTTCAAGGGTCTGATTTTCCAGATCGAGCGTGAAGCAAACCAAATCGCTAAGGACACCAGACGTGGTAAGGGTAACTTTATCGTATGTTCGTCCGACGTAGCTTCTGCTCTGGCAGCTTCTGGTATGCTCGACTACGCTCCTGCTATGTCCACTAACCTGAATGTTGATGACACAGGTAACACCTTCGCTGGTGTACTGAACGGTAAGATGAAAGTATATGTTGATCCATATGCTTCCGCTGACTACATCAACGTTGGTTACAAAGGTAGCAACGCATACGATGCTGGTCTCTTCTACTGCCCATACGTTCCATTGACCATGGTTCGTGCGGTTGGCGAGAACTCTTTCCAGCCAAAGATTGGCTTTAAGACTCGTTACGGTATGACTGCTAACCCATTCGTACCTGGTGCAATTTCTGCTACCACAGGTCTGCCAACTCCGGCTAACAACCAGTACTACCGTATTTTCCGTGTTGACAACATTCTGGTGTCCACTGCATAAAGAAAATACCAATAACTATAATAGTAGTATAAATACTAGGGTAGATCGAAAGGTCTACCCTTTTTTTTTGGAGTGAAAGATGGCATTAACGGAAAATATAAACTTCTTACAACCTACCGGGTTTAAAGTTGTTATCAGTAGAATAGAATATCCTAACTTAGAATTCTTTGCACAGTCTGTTCAGCATCCTGATGTGTCTATTACAGGACCAACTACTCCATATTCACGTATTGGTAATGTAAATTTACCAGGAGACACTTTAGATTATGGTGAACTAAACATTCAATTTTTATTAGATGAAGATATTGAATCTTATACAGAACTGTATAATTGGATGCTTGAAATGGTTAATGAAAAGTATGAGCCACAGCAAGTCAGATCAACGGTAAGCCCTAATGATCCAACTCAAAACGATATCATTATATCTATTTTGACCAGCAATAATACTCCAGCGAAAAGAATTGTTTACAAAGGTTGCAACCCAACATCTGTAACTGGCTTAGAATTAAATTCGGTGGCGTCTACTATAGAATATTTAACATTTAATGCATCTTTTTCATTTACTGGCTTTCAATTTACCTAATAGTGTGCTATAATAAGTAATACACAACTGACACACAGGATTATATAATGAAACTTGATTTAGAAAGCATCTTAGAGATGTGGAAAGAAGATTGTGAGATTGAAGAATTCAAGTTAGATGAATCTTCTAGAAAAACTCCTTCTCTACATGCAAAGTATCTAGAAATACGTTCCCTCACAAAACTTAGATTACAAGAAGCAGAACTTGCGCAGAAGACACTGCTGAAGAATAAATGGGCATACTATAATGGTAAGATGGATGAAGACACCATTAGAGAATTTGGTTGGGAATTTGATCCGTTTAATGGTCTAAAGGTAATGAAAGGTGATATGAATTATTTCTATGACGCAGACACAGACATTCAAAAGTCTGAAGTCAAGATTACCTATTATAAAACTATGCTAGATACTCTTGACGAAATAATTAATAACTTGAAATGGCGACACTCTACAATCAAGAATATGATTGATTGGAGACGTTTTGAAGCAGGGGGCTGATATGGCATTATTTGTTGATGAAGAATTTACTTCTCATGCTGGGTTACAACTGGGCTGGAAGATTGAAATGGATGCACTTTATGAGAGTGACTGGCGTTGTCTTGCTAAGATGATTCTTGAATATGAGAAACGTACATTTCGTAAAGCAGTAGGTATTCCCCGTGGTGGGAAACGTCTAGGTGATATTCTAAATGAATCTGCTACAGGCAACCCTGATGACCCTGTTTTAATTGTTGATGATGTATATACAACAGGCACTAGTTTCAGAGAATATATTGAAGAGAATTATCCTGATGATAATGTCATTTGTTGGGTTGTATTTGCTCGTAATAAAATTTATAAGAGACATATCAAAGCATTATTTCAAATGCCATCTAAGCCTGAATAATGTCCGACTTAGTAGTTAAACAGAAAAACTATTCCGCATTGCAAATTCAGTGTGAACCGCATGTAGCAAATGAGTTGAATGATTTCTTCTCATTTGAAACACCGGGATACAAATACATGCCTGCCTACAAAAATGGTAGATGGGATGGTAAAACACGTCTGTTTAATGTTCGCAATAATGAACTGCCTGTAGGTCTATGGGAATATCTGTCTGACTTTGTTGGTCCTAGAAACTATGAAATTGATTTAGAATATGATAATCAGTATGGTACACCTGATACTCAGTTAGAAGTCAATCCAAAAGAAGTCTATGAGTTTATTCAAAAACTTCATTTGCCCTTTGAGGTGAGAGACTATCAGTTTGATGCTATCTGTCAAGCCTTGCGTTCTAAACGTGCTATTCTGCTTTCACCTACAGGTTCTGGCAAGTCTCTGATTATCTATGTTCTGATGATGTGGTATCTGGAACATTATAACAAACGCATTCTTATTGTTGTTCCTACTGTTGGTCTTGTTCAACAGATGTTCTCTGACTTTGGAAACTATGGTCTAGAAGCAGGCGAAGTGTGTCACAGAATTTATTCTGGTATGCCTAAGCACGATATTAAACAACGTGTATTCATTTCTACATG